TCGGTCGGCACGTGGCAGAAAGTGTTGACATTGGTCGAATCGGGGCGGGCCTCGAGCTTGAAACTCACGCAACTCTTGCAGCTCGCGGACCGGTATGGGATGACCGTCAACCTCACGGAACGAACGGACGCTGATGTGGAGCGGTATCGGGCCGAGAAGCAGGCCGCCGAAGCGCGACGCCAGCAACGCGAATTGTTCGAGGATGCGAAAACGCAATCCAACCGGAGGACGGCGTAAGCTCGCCGCGTTGCTTTCACTATGACGCTTCCAGTGCTGACGTTACAGCAGTTGCGTGTTGTGCTCCAATTGGCGGCCGGTCGCGGCTACAAGCAAGCCGCATTGGCGCTCGGCATCAGCGTCCACACCGTACGACTGCACGTCGTTCGAGTCGCGATGCGGATTGAAGGCGACGGCTCGCCAAAGGAAAAGGTGCTCTGTCACGCCGACCGCCTCATCTGCGCGCAGAGCGTCGAGCTCGTTGCTCGAGCCAAAGCAGCCTAGAGCGTATATCACTTTTGATAGATTGCTCGGCTGGCTATTGAATGCAATCATTCGCTCACATTGAACCACTTGACATCACTTTGGCGCATTGGCTCTAGCGCCGACCCGGCTGAAGTCGAAGCGGCAGACGTTGAAGCGACGCGATCTCTCTCGGATCGCGTTTTTGCTATTGGCGAGCCCCGGCTTCTCATCGCCCGCATGGATTGGGAAAAGCTGTTCAGCTCAGCCAATCCTCCCGGCGCTGTCGCACCGTCACTCGCTCGCGAGACGTTGACCCGTCAGGCGATTCGACGCAAAGAGGAGCGACGTCGCGCCTTCCGCTCTGGCACCTCAGGGCTCACCAACGCCATTCGCGCCGCGTGATCCCCACGATTAGCGAGTTCGTCATGCGAGGACCGAGCCGGAACGTGCAGCAGGCAATGGGCTGGCTTGGCCTCGTCTCCGATCGCCGCGTCAACGACGCCTTCGCCCCCTGCTTTCTCTGCGACGCACCGCTCCGCTTCGATGTCCAAGACCCGATGTTCCTCGGTCGCACGATGGAGCAATGCACGAACCGTGAGTGTGCCGGTCACGTGCCACACCCCGTCGTCCGCGTCGCGTAGGATGTGCCGACTCGCCCGCTCCGTCCATGCGCTGAGCCTCGCTGTCCTCGCCTCGTCGAGTCTGGCCGCTGTCCAGACCACCAACGCACAGCCAACCGCGTCACCAATCAGCGCCGCGGCACGGCTCATCAGCGTGGCTACGGCCATCGCTGGCGCCTCGCAAGCCATGCGTTCTTACGACGACACCCACTCTGCTATTACTGCGGACTGCGCGGAGTCATTGAACCATCTCGCTCCGTCGACCACGCCACGCCACCCCAAGGCGCAGACGATCCGCTGTTCTGGGATGAATCGAACTGGCGCGCGAGCTGTACCACCTGCAATTCGTCGAAAGGCGATGACGACGAAGCAACCTACCTCGCCAGGCTGCTACGGCGTGTCAGGTAGACACGCCAGTTGTAAGGAGTGTCCGAAAAAGGGGATTTCTTTCAGGGGGTACCCCTCAAAGACCGCATCGCAAGCACGACTTTGTTGCGTACGGAACCTGACCGTTTTTGGGATGGCCCGGTAGCGTACATGCCGCCACTCCCGAAACCGCCCGGACTGAGACAGCGCCGCAACCGGGAATCAACCAGGGCGTTGCTGCCAACTGAGGCTGAATCGGCCGGCGCCGAAGTGCCTGCCCTGCCGGAGCTTGGCGGCAAGGCGAAATGGCACGCGATGGTCATTCGTTGGTGGGAATCGGTGTGGAAGTCGCCGATGGCGAATGAATACCTGATGGCCGACAAGGAATCGCTGTTCATGTTGGCGCGGCTGCACCAGGACTTCTGGACGGCCAAAGGCCGAAAGGATCGACAGCAGGCCGCGGCCGAGATCCGCCAACAGGGCGTGCGGTTCGGGCTCTCGCCGATCGATCGACGCCGGTTGCAGTGGGAAGTCGAGAAAGGCGAGCAGGCCGCTGACCGAACGGAGAAGCGTCGAACGCGAAAGGAAGTCACCGGCAAAGATCCGCGTGACGTGCTCAAGGTCGTATGACCATTCTCATGGTCCCGCCACACGATGACGAGCCGTGGCCGACGATGGGCGCCGAGGTCTGTGAGTTCATCGAAAGCTCACTCTGTCACGGCCCCGGCGATTTGCTCGGTGAGCCGGTCACGCTCAATGACGAGCAGCGCGGCTGGATTTACCGGATGTACGAGGTCTATCCGGAAACGGTGCAGCGCCGGAAGCATCAAGTCATCGTCAACGAACCGAACGTCCAAGCCGGGAAGCGCCGGTTCCAACGCTGCGCGCTCTCACTCCGGAAGGGATCGAGCAAGACCGAGTTCGCGGCGTGGATCGCTGCGGCCGAGCTCCATCCAGAGGGGCCTGTTCGCTGCGCTGGGTTCACGACGAGTCGCGGCGTTCGCGTGCCCGTCGCACGCGCCGTGACCGACCCCTACATCCCGATGATTTCGTACACGGAGGAACAGACGGAAGAGTTGGCGTATGGCGCCCTTCGTCGCATCCTCGAGAAGTGTAGCGTCGGCTCGGACTTCGACATCGGCCTTGAGCGCATCGTCCGGTTGTCTGGTGACGGAAAGGCGGAGGCGGTATCAGCATCGCCCAACGCACGCGACGGTGCGCGTACGACGTTCCAGCATGGCGACGAGACGCACCGATTCACGCTCGACTCACTCAAGCGTGCGTGGACAGTGATGCTCGCGAACCTGTCGAAGCGACCGATCGCGGACCCGTGGGCCTTGGAGACGACGACCGCGCCGGAGCCCGGAATGGGTTCTGTTGCCGAAACGACCATGCTCCGCGCGCAAGAGATCGCGGAGAAGCCGGCCGAGGCGAAACGCTCACGCTTGTTCTTCTTCCATCGCGAAGCGTCGGCACAGCACAAGCTCGAGACCGACGACGGATTGCGCGCGGCGATCCTCGAAGCGTCTGGTCCGTACATCGGGAAGTGGACCGCCGTTGACACGATCGCCGAGCAGTTCCGAGCGCCCGATGCGGATCAAGCCTATCTCGAGCGGGTGTGGCTCAACCGTCCCGTGCAGGCATCGGGCGTCGCGTTCGACATCCCGCGCTGGCGCGAACTCGCGCGAACCGACGTGCATGTGTTGGATGGCGCCGCGATTACCCTCGGGTTCGACGGCTCCCGGTATGACGATGCGACGGCGTTGATCGCGACTGAGGTTGAAACCGGATTCCAATGGCCGTTGGGCGTCTGGATGCATGACGGAACGCCGACGTGGGAAGTGCCGATCGATGAAGTCGACGGCATCGTCTCGGACGCGTTCGAGCGGTTCAATGTGCTGCGTATGTATTGCGATCCGCCGAAGTGGGAAGGCTGGGTCTCGGCGTGGGCTGGCCGATACGGAAAGACGCGTGTGCTCGAGTGGTGGACGAATCGCCGGAAGCCGATGGCCTACGCGCTTCGCTCGTTCATCACGGCGATGCAGGCCGGCGAAATCACGCATGACGGCAACGAGGTCGTCACCTCACACATGGCGAACGCCCGGCGTCTCGATACCAACCTGACGGACGAGCAGGGCGAGCGGTTGTGGATTCTCCGCAAAGAACGCCCGGACAGCCCCAATAAGATCGACGCGGCGATGGGTGCGATTCTGTCGTGGGAAGCGCGGAACGATGCGGTCCAAGCCGGCGAAGCACAGAGTGGAGGATGGGAGTTTGCACATTTTGACCTTCAGAGGACGTAATCACTCATGTCAGACACGCGTTACGCGGTTTGCTGCAAAACCTGTGGGCACATCGAAGACAAGGCATGGGAACCGTCGACTGGCGAGACGCATTCCAAGCGCACCAATGATGCGCTAACGCCGCAGGGGCATGTTCCGATCTATTGCCAGAAGTGCGGCAATCGCAAGTGGCAGCGACCGGCAACCAAAGAGCAAGTTGAGGCGTTCGACAATCGTGCACGCCAAGAGGCGCGTGCGGTCGAGCTCACGTCGCGCGACGACTTCGACGGCTTGTTCAAAGTGCCTGAGGAGATCCGCGCTGCTCCCGAGATCAAACGCGCGCTGTCGAACCTCCTCGGACCGCTCGACGGCGACGTCCTCAAGGCGGCGCAGCAAAACATTTTGAAGGTCGCGCGTTCCGGGATGGCGGCCGACTCACTCACGTGGATCGACTATTACGACCGCGCGGTGCAGAAGGCGCTTGCTGCCAACAAAAAGGTCGCGGCGTAATGCAGACGCCAATGCGCGACCTGTTGGCGGCTGCAGTCGCGAAGGCGGCCGCATCGCCAGAGCTGATTGCGATTGCCATCGAGAAAGCGGTCCAAGCGGGACACGTCAGCACCGTCCAGCATGGACACGCCGCCGCACTCGAGGTGTTGAATACCTACGTGCCGCCCGCGGTCGTTGAGACTCCTGCCGCCGCTGTGTCGATGCCGCCTGTTGAGAAGCCGACGAAGTGAAGAAGACGGCGAGTCGACCGCGCACGAGGGTGCGGCGTGATACCGGAGCGAAGGCGGTCACGTTCGCGCCGGCTAACGTGTCGTGGAATTTCCAAGTCCCATCCGGCACGAAGTTCAATTACGCTGCGGAAGTCGGGAACGGACTCGGATCGTCACTGCTCGTCTCGCTGCTCTGCTGGTTGATGCGGTCGTTCCCTGAGTCGCCAACCGTCGTTGAACGACGGATCGAAGAGCAGTGGCGGCTCGTGTGGGGACACGAGATGAGCCGTCTCATCGCGCATCCGAACAAGTACTACACAGGTCGTGTGCTGTGGATGGCGACAGTGATGGAGTTCGCGTTCGGCAACGCGTACTGGCTCAAGGTGCGGAACGCACTGGATGAGGTGGTGGAACTCTGGTGGGTGCCGAGTGCGCTCATCCGTCCGATGTACGGGCCGCAATGGCCGGACGACTTCATTCACCATTACGAGTACAAGGTCGACGGCAAGACGTACGACGTTGCGCCGCGAGACATCGTGCATTTCCGCTTTGGCTTGCACCCTGAGAATCCCCGCACTGGTTACACGCCACTCGCGGCGAGTGTGCGAGAGATCTACGTGGACGACCAAGCCTCCAATTTCACAGCATCGGTCCTCCGGAATCTCGGAATCATCGGCGTCGTCGTCTCGCCAAAGGTCGGCGAGAAAATTCCCGCCGACAAGCTGCAAGCAACGAAAGACTACTTGCAGCAGAGCTTTACCGGCGACAAACGAGGCCAGGGCCTCGTCTTCGGATCGCCGACCGACGTACAACTGCTGCAATACAACATTCAGGGGTTCGACGTCGGTCCAGTGCGTGACATCGCCGAGGAGCGCCTGAGCGCGGCCCTGGGCATCCCAGCCGCAGTCGTTGGATTCGGCACGGGATTACAGCAAACGAAAGTCGGCGCCACGATGCGCGAGCTGATTCAGCAGGCATGGAATGGCTGCATCATGCCCATGCAAGCGATTCTTGCTGAAGAACTAGACCGATCGCTTTTGCCGGACTTTCAGAACAATACTGACCTATTTCGCACACAATTCGACACTTCTGATGTCCGCGCGCTGCGAGAAGACGAGAAAGAAAAGGCCGATCGGCTATCGAATCTGGTCAACACGGGCGTGATCATGCTCGCCGAGGCGCGGGGCCAGCTCGGCTTCGACGTCCGGACCGAGCACTACGTCTACTACCGTCCGACGACGGTCGAGGCGGTCAAGTTGCCGACCGATCCGCCGCAGGCTTCGCAAGTTCGCGTGACCGAGCAATCACCGCCGACGCCGGATGGCGCCGCCGATGACGCCGCGCCTGACCCTTCCACTCCTTCCCCTGAACCGACTGATGTCACTACCAACGCCGAATGATGGCGAAAGCTGCGCCGAGTTCGTCGCGCGCTGCATGAGTGATCCGGCCGCGGAGGACATGACCGGCACGGATGAAGAGAAGATCGCCGCGCTGGAAGGGATGTACGCCGAGGCGCGGAAATCCGCCGCCGCCGACTCGGACGGCTACGGCTTCAAAATGCTGTCGGATGTGTCGATCACCGACGAGGGAAAGGTCCGCGCGGTGATCACCACGTTTGACGTGGTCGACAACGACGGCGAGGTAACGCTCTCGGGGTCGATCCCAGACGGGATGAAGGCGACCGTCTCGAGCTATAGCCACGATACCGTGATCAACCAACTCACCGGCACCGGGCTTCCCGATGCGCCGCCAGTTGGCAAGGGCGTGATTCGGATCGAAGGCGCCAAGGCGGTCGCGCATCTCGACTACTTCATGGAGACGCAGCGTGGACGCGAAGCGTATCTGACCGTCAAGGCGATGGGGCCGGACCAAGCGTGGTCGTACGCATATCGGAAGGTCAAGGTTGACCAACCGACTGGCGAATGGAAGGCGAAGGGCGCGCGACGACTGTTGACGCAGCTCGGCCCCTTGCTTGACGGCGCGATGGAGGTCTCTCCGGTCAAGATGCCGGGCGGCAAAGGCACGAGAACGCTCGGCGCGAAGCAGGCAGAAACGCCAATGTCGCCGATCATCGTGCAGACCGACGAATCCGATGCGCTACTCATGGCGCGGATTCAGCGGGTGCGACGCGCGATCGGGCAATGACGTTTCAGTTGCGATGCGATCGCTGCGGCGGCGCGTTGGATCAGCCAGCGCATCAGCCGATGCAAGTGCTTGGCACGTTTAAGCGATCGCTCGTCAAGTCGGATTTAGTGTTTGATAAAGAACAAGTCTCGCGGCGGTGCCGAGGATGCGGGTTCGTGAACATCTTCGTTCCGTTACGGGAAAACGTCTTGGAGTCGAATGACTCCGATAGCGGCAAGGCCATGACTAGGCCGGCCAGTGCTCACCACAGAGCTGGCCGGCCTCACACGCACGATCCGCGTGTGCCGCGACCAGCCAAGACAAGGAGCTGGTCGCATGGCCGAATCCACCCTTCTGGCTGAGAAGCGCCAGGAATACGCAAGCAAGTCCAAGAAGTTCGCCGACGTCACCTCGCTCATCTCGAATGTCGAGGACTACGGCAAGAAAGAAGTGCTCGAAGGGCTTGGCGCCCCCGATGCCAACAGCGCAAAGGAGAAGCTGAGTTCCGCCGCGGCCGAACTCGAAGCTCTCGGGCGTGATGTCGATACGCTCATGCTCGAGGACATGAAGCGCGCGAATGCGAATCGCATCGAGGGCCTGAAGCGCCCCATTCGCGACACTCCCATTGGCTCGTCCTCGCTCCTCAACGACTCCCCGTCGTTCGGCGAGCTCGTGACCGGCTCGAAGTCGTGGCAGGGGAGCCGCACGCCGCTCGGCACGCGGATCGACATTCAGTTCGGCGAGCACGGCATCAAGACGCTCTTGCAGACGTCGGCCGGACTGCAACCGCGCACGGACAACGGCACGGTGATCGTCGACAAGATCATCCGGCCGGTGCAGGCGCTTGACCTCTTCCCCGCCGATCGCACGGATCTCTTCGAGATCCCGTCGATGGAAGAGACGACCCGCACGCAGGCCGCCGCAGAGTTGGCGGAAGCCGGCACCTACGCTGAGGATGCGTTCGCGTTCACGCGTCGGACCTCGCCGGTCAAGAAGATCGGTTCGGAGATCCCGGTCACGGACGAGCAGTTGGATGATGTTCCGGGGATGAACGCGCTGCTCAACAACCGCCTTGTGTTCGGCGTTCGTGCGCGCATCGATCAGCAGATCATGGTCGGCGATGGTTCCGGCTCGACGCTGACCGGCCTCACCAACGCGTCGAACGTCCAGACGCAGGCGAAGGCCGCCGACCCGGCTGCGAACGCGATCCTCAAGGCGATCACACTGGTGCGTGTCTCGGGCCGTGCGAACCCGACGCACATTTTCATGCACGGGACGGACATTCAAAATCTCCGGCTCTCGCAAAACGCACAGGGTGACTATCAGTTCGGTCCTCCGTACGCGGTCGGCGAGCAGGGCGCGTGGGGCCTTCCGATCGTCCAGACGGAAGCGCTGACGCAGGGCACTGCGGTCGTCGCGTCGCTCAACCCGATGTGGGTGCAGCTCTACTTCCGCAAGGATGTGGAGGTCTCGGTCGGCTTCATCAACGACCAGTTCGTCAAGGGACAGAAGACGCTGCGCGCCGATGCGCGGGTCGCGTTGTGGATCGGTCGCGGTCAGACGATTTGCAAAGTGACCGGACTGTAGTCGAATGGCGAGCTTTAGCGAAGTTCAATTCGCGAAGATTGACCTCGCTGCGACCGGGACGCTCGTTGCCGCACAAGGCGCGGGCGTCAAGGTTCGCGTGGTCGGCCTCTTCCTCGTCAACACCTCCGCGCAAACGCTGGCGTTCAATAGCGGCGCGAGTGGAACGGCGCTCACCGGCGCGATGGCACTCCCGGCCAACGGCGTGCTCGTCCTGCCTCCAAACAATCAGGGCTATTTCCAGACGGCGGCGAACGCGCTGCTCGAACTGGCCCTCTCAGGCACGACCCAAGTTTCGGGGTCGATTGCCTGGGTCCAAGTCAGCTAGCAGAGGACTCTTCTCATGGCAAATATTGAAGGAACCAGGGACCTCAAGGCGTGGTTTGGCAGCTACGACTTTGCGGTCGACGGCGGCGTGGCCGGGACGATCACGTTGCGATCGAATGACGGGCCGATTCCCAACGGCTCGTACGTCGTCGGCGGGCTGCTCGAAGTCGTCACGGCGGCGACGTCGGGCGGCTCAGCGACCGTCGCGGTCCAGACGGTCGCTGCGAACGACACCGTCAACGCCGCAGCAATTTCCGGAGCGCCGTGGAGCTCGACGGGCCGGAAGAGTGTGATCCCGGCATTTACGGGCGCGACCTCGCTCAAAACGACTGCGGCAACGAGCCCGGCCATCGTCATCGGGACGGCTGATCTCACCGCCGGCAAGTTCAACGTCGTGCTGTTCTACCGGTAGTTCGGTGGGACTTGTTCTCACGGTGCCGCCGAGCGTCGAACCTCTGACGCTCGACGACGCCAAACTGCATGTACGCGTCGACGGCACGACAGAGGACGCGCTGATTACGTCGCTCATCGTTGCGGCGCGGATGGAAGCAGAAAACCGCGCGGGCGTTGGTATCATCACGCAGACGTGGCGCGAGACATTGTCCTGCTTTCCGTCGTACATCACCGGCTACGGGTGGGAGTACGGCGGTGGCCCCGACATGTTCGGCGACGTTATTCGCTTGTCGCGCGGGCCGGTGCAGTCGATCACAAGCATTCAGTACCTTGACCTCGGCGGCCAGACGCAAACGTTGTCGTCGGACATCTATGTGTTGGAAAGCACGCCCGTCAGTGACGAAATCAGCCTGGCCTTCGGCAAGATTTGGCCGCTGATCCCTCCGCAAGCGAACGCCATCGCGATCACGTACGTCGTCGGGTATGCCGATGACGCGGTCGACGTGCCGCCCGATCTCGTCGCCGCACTGAAGCTGCGTGTCGAGGACCTGTACCGAAACCGCGGCGTGCAGATCGGCGAGTCGGCGGCCGAGAATGCAGCATTCTCAGCACTGCTCGGCCGCTTTGAGCGGACGTGGTTGCGATGAGGTACGCGCCGATTCGCGCGGGTTCTCTTGACAAGCGCGTGACGATCCAGACCCGCAACGAAACGGACGACGGCGCGGGCGGGCAGACCATCGTCTACGCGGACCTCGCGACCGTCTGGGCCAGCATCGAGCCGGGCACAGGGCGAGAGTTCGTCGCCGCGCAGCAACTGCAACCGGAATTGTCGCACATCGTGACGATTCGCTATCGATCGGATGTGACGGCCAAGCACCGCATCAAGTATGTGTCGAATGGTGTGGCGCGCTCCTTCGCCATCCACATTCCCGTCGATCCGCTCGAGCGCCACGAACAGTTGGTCTTGTACTGCTCGGAGTTCACGCCGACATGAGCGCCAAAGTGACGACGCTGCTCGCCGGCGCCGAGCAGTTGCAGCGGGCGTTGAAGCTCGCCAACCCGAAAACAAAAGCGCGCGTGGTCGCGGCGATCAAGAAGAATGCGACGGCCGTCGCCGTGCAGGCAACCGCGCGCGCGCCCAAACAGACCGGCGAAATGGCGAGCACGATTCGCGCCGAATATGTGAATGACGGGCTGGTTGCGTTCGTCAAGGTTGGTATCGGCACACTCCCGCGACGATCGAAAGCCACAACCGTCAAGGGCGCTGCGCGAGCCAAAGGACGCAGGCGAACGGTTGGGCGTGGGGCGTACGCTCCGGTTGTTGAACGTGGCGACCCGCGACGGCACCACAAGGCGCACCCGTTCCTGATCCCCGCCTTTGAAGCGGATAAGGCAACAGCAATTACGGACATCACGACGGCGCTCAATGCGAGTGTTGCGGAGATCGCGAAGCCCGTATGAGCGCAACCGGATCACTGCCGCTTCAGACGGGGCTCGTCTCGATGATTCGCGCAACGTCACCCGTGATGGCGATCGTCTCAGATGTCTACGACGCGGTGCCTGAAGACGCTGCCTTTCCGTTCATCGTTGTGGGCGAGAGCGAAGAGACGGACGCCTCAACGTTCGGACAAGTCGCGCACGATCTCATCCCTGACATTCAAGTGTGGGACCGCGACGGCGAAATGAGCGCGAGCAATTCAGGCGCGGCCGGATTCAAGCGCGCGATCTCGGTTGTCGACCTGATCGCGGGCGCGCTCGATGGGAACAGCCTGTCGGTGTCCGGACACGATGTCGTCGTGCTCGACGCGCGCGGCGCGGTCGAGAAGTCGCGTCCGAGTCTCGAAGACCCCTCGCTCCGCCTCGTCTCACTCAAGCCGCACATCCTGTTGGAAGACGCATAAGAACGCTCATACACCCGTGTTCGACCCAACGCCTCGTCGCTCTGACGGGGCGTTCGTATTTCCTGCCCTTCCCTTCGGAGAACTGCAATGCCATCAACCGCCGGCCGTAAATGCAAAGCCTACTGGTCGCCCGACGACTCGAATGATTCCTACAACCTGATCGCCGGCATCGACACCGTCCAAGGCGGTCCCGAATCGCCCGAGATCAATGACGACGAATTCGGCGTCGAGTACGAACAGTCGATCACAGGCATCATCGGGCTGTCGTTCACCCTGTCGGGCGGATTGCGCTCCGGTGATACCAACGGCCAGGTCGCGATGGTGAACGCGATGCTCGCCGGCACGGCACCGAACGGCTACCTCGCCGTGATCTATGCGGGGACGTCCCCCGGCTTTGGATGGAAGGGCGCGGTCAATCTCACGAAGTTCACGCCCGACACGAAGACCCGCGACAAGACGAACGTCTCGATCGAAGGCAAGACGACCGGCGCGTTCACGTTCGGGACCGTCACGCTCCCCGTGACATAAGGGGCCCGCGCCATGCCCTCGACAGCCGGGAAACTCGGGTTGGTGAAGGTCGGGGGCACGCCCACGGCCTTTACCGACGAAGCGGTCAACGTGTTGACCACGAACAAGATCTACCAGATCGCGAATACCGCGAAACAGATCTGGTCCCCAACGGCAACCATCACCGTGAAAGCCGCCGGCGTGGCCGTCGACGCGGTTGCCGATCCCTACGTGATCAATCGCCTCACCGGCATCGTCACGTTCACGAACACCTCGGCGCGTGGGACGGTGACGATCTCGGGCACGTACATGCCGATGTCGACCATCGTCAAGTCGAAGGCGATCACCTACACGCACGGCAACGAGGTGCTGGACGACACGACCTTCGATTCGAACGGCTACGACGAATCGATCCCCGGCATTCGCTCGATCATGGCAACGCTCGGCCGCAATTGGGAGTCGACCTACTCGGCGATTTTCTGGGCCGCGATTCAGAACGGAACACTGATGGTGATCCAAATCTTCCACGACAAGAACGCGGCGATGGATCTGGCGTTCTGGGCGCGGCCGACCAAGCAAGCCGTCGATGTCGCGACGCGGCAAGTCATCGGGGAAGAGTTGACCTTCGTCGGCTCCTCGGACGCAGATCTCCGCGTCGTCTCACTGCTCTAATACGTCTCTCACAACCTCCTCCTCTCTTATGGCGTCACCACTCCGCGCGAAAGCGCTGGCTGCGAAAGACATCAAGTCGGAACTCCTCACCGTTCCACAGTGGGACTGCACGTTCACCATTCGTGGCCTCTCTGCCGCAGAACGCGTCTCGCTCGTCAAGCGCTCGAGCGTCAAGCAGAAGGACGAGAACGGCGACGAGATCGAAGTCATCGACAACGCAACCTTGAATCCGCTGCTCGTCGTGGCGTCGTGCTACGACCCCGACACGAACGAGCGCGTCTTCGAGGAGACGGATGCGGATGCGCTCAATCAGAAGTCGGCCGAAGCGATGGACATCGTGACGCAGGCCGTGCTTCGCATCAACGGCATGTCCAAGGCCGAAAACACGGCGCTGGAAAAAAACTCCGGCGCGACGGCTACCGGCGCTGGTGCTTCCGCATAGCCGAAGCCCTTGGCCGAACCGTCGCCGAACTCCTCGAGTCCATCAGTGCGCGCGAGTTGGAAGAGTGGATCATCTACAAGCGTTTGGAAGCCGAGGACGAAGCCAAGGCCTATGAGGATGCTGCGAGTCCGGAGCCGAGCCAACCGATCGAAGAGGATGACTGATGGCCGCTAGTTCGCTCGTCGTCAAAATCTCGGCGGACATCACCGATTTCTCCAAGCAACTCGACAAAGCAACGCGCGGCGTCGATCAAGCCGCGAAGAAGATCGAGAATTTCGGCAAGGCGCTGACCGTTGGGATTACCGCGCCCGTGCTTGCGGCCGCGGCGGCGTTGGGGAAGATGGCGGCGGAGAACGAAGATGTCGCGGGGCGCATGTCTCGCGTGTTCGGTGATGCCGCGGCCTCGGTGGACGCGTCCATCAAGCAGATGATGGCGTCGGTCCCCGAGACGCAGACCGACCTCCAACGGATGGCGATTGCCATCGACAACATGGCGCAGGGCATGGGGCTCGCTCCGGCCAACGCGGCGCGCATGTCGCAATCGCTCCTAACGCTGGCGGGGGACGCCGCAGCCTTCGCGCATGTGCCGATGACCGACGCGCTCGATGCATTGGAGCGCGGACTGGCCGGCAAGACGAAAGGACTGCTGCAATTCGGCATCGCGATCAACGAAGCCGACATCAAGCAACGGGCCTATCAAATGGGCCTGCTGCATACGGGCAACGAGCTGACCGAAACCGGGACCGCGCTCGCGTCCTATTCGCTCATCATGGAGCGGTCCTCGAGGGTGCAAGGCGAGTCGAGCCGAACGGCGGATCAGATGGGCAAGCAATTCGCGTTCTTGAAACGCGACCTTGCCGAGCTCGCGGACAACGTCTCTGGCTTGGTCCTGCCGGCGCTCAGCGACATGGCGAAGGCCGCGCGAGACGTGACCGCCGTATTCGCGGGATTCGACCGCGACACGGTCAAAGTGTTCTTTGAGATCGCGGCGGCGGCGGCGGTGATTGCACCCACTGTCATTGCGATCGCGCGACTCGTCGATGTGGTGACCAAGATCAGGGTCGCGTTCGCGCTCTTGAGTGCGGGCGGGAGTATCGTCGGGTTCTTCGGCGCCTTGGCGGCGTTGCCGATTGCGACCATCGTCGCCGGGATTGCCGCGATCACCGTTGCACTCGGCGGATTGTATTACGTCTGGCAGAAGTTCAGTGGCGGGATGCCCGACCTCACGCCGTCGACCAAGACGCTCGGTCCGATGACGTTCAGGCAGATCGGCCAAGCGGACACCGGGGCCAGTGTGTCGGCCAACCAACCCACTGAACGCCTCGCCGGAACCCCGCTCGAACAATTCAAGCGACAGGCCGACGAAATCACGAGAGGCTTTGACGCGGCAGTCGAACATGGGCGCCCGGTCGAAGCCATGCTCGGCCGTGTGAACAGTCTCCACGCCGAAGCCGCGCGACTGCTCAAATCGCAGGGCGGTGCGTTCAATGAAACCGCGCAAGCGGCGCAAGACGTGTTGGATAAGGTCCAGCAGATCAAGAACGCACTCGACCTGGCGAACGCATCGACCACAGAGGATCAGCAACGAGTCCTGCAGCGCATCGCGCGCGATCAGAAGACCGGGTTCAACGCGCCACAACAAGCCGCGTCCGATGTTGCGAAGGAAACGTTCGACAAGTCTCGTGACCTCGAACTCCGCTTCGCCAAGATCCAACTGCCCAAGCTCGATACGTCAGGCTTTGAAGCGCTCGTCAAATCGCTCGAAGATACCCGTAGCCACGACGAAGCGCTGGCCCTTCGGGAAGCGCTGCTCAAGCTACCGGACGGATTCAACGCGGCGCGAGAGGCGAGCATTGAGTTCGGCGAAACGCAACGCCAGTACGCCGAGGATCTTCAAAAGCGCCTGTTGTTGAGCCAAAAGCCGTCGATCTTCGACGCCAGCAAAGAGGCACAAGTCCAATCGAACAATGCTGTGAAGTCGTTCGCTGACGACATCGCGCTCCGTCAGGCGCTCGTGAAACTGCCGGATGGATTCAACGCCGCCAACTTGGCCGCGGTGCAATTCGCCGAGGAACAGCGGCAGACGACGGAAGACACGGCCTTGGCCTATGAGAAGTTGCGGCTGAATCTCGACACGTTCGGGATTCATCTCGGCAATCTCGGTCAGGGCATGCAAATGGTTGTTCTGAACCTGACCAACGCGGCGATCGGGTTCGCACAGAACTTGGCGGCGATGGCGGGCGGCAGTGGCAAGGGCGCTGGCTTCGGCCGCGGGCTCGGATCATTGGCCGGCATGGCGATCGGTACGTTGTTCGGCCCTGGCGCTGGAACGTATCTCGGCGGCGCGATCGGCTCAGTCGTCGGCACGGCGATCGGCGGCGTGGTCGGTGGTCTCTTCGATCATACGAAGGATTCCACGAACAACGCCGCCGACTCGCTCGACAACTTGGCGAAGACGGCCGACAAAGTCTCCGCATCGATCACCAACATTCCGCAGTTCTTCAAGGTCGAACTCGAGCGATTCCGCGCCGCGCCGATTACCCAACCGCCAGCACCACCGACTCCGCCCCCGCCGCCGATCACCAACCCGATGTTCGGCGGCGGCAAGACACCGACCCCGTCACCGAGCGGCACCGTCGTTCCCGCGACCACGATCAATATCCAAACGCTGAATGTCACGTCGACCGCGACCAACGCGAAAGACTTGATGAACGACGTGTACCAGCAGGCCGCGAAGCAGAAAGCGACGGGCTCACGCGCGCCGTTCGTGTTCGCCGCGCAAGCCGCCTTCGCCGGCTAGCCGACTCCTCCACATATGAGTTTCCTCACACTGAACGGCACCGTCGTTCGGGTCAAGTCGGACGCCCTGCAACAGAAATACAACGAGCATCGGCTGGACCGCGAGCGGATGTTCGACGGCACGATGCGCATGACCCGCGCCGGTGTATTTCGCCAGTGGGATGTCACGACGCACCTGATGGACGACAGTGACGCGAACACGCTCCTCGCGCTAGTGAACGGCGGCGGCGTGCTGACAGCCGGGGGTGATGTGGTCGGTGATGACATCGCAGTGATGCCGGTTCCGGGTGGCAACAATCCGGTGCATGTCGGCGGCGGGATCTTCAAGCGACAGGTGACGTTCACGCTGCATGAGACGGGCGGGCCGTTGCCGGCGGATATGTCGGCCGTGCCGTTCCTCTTCCTCCGGGCGGGAACGCGTCTGTTCTCCGACAACGACGGAACGGTGGCGGCGGGCGACGGTGACGCGATCGGCTACTGGAAGGATGCCACGGGCCTCCTGCGCGGCGTCACGCGGTACTTCTCCGATGATTTCAAGCCGCACTTGGACGGCTCGGTCGTGCATTTCGATGAGACGGGAAGCTCGACGTTCGGCAGTGTGCTCGTCTTCGATACGGCAACGCAAAGCGACTGGAACGCGCTGACCTCTGGCGAAATCATGGCGGCCGTCAAGGCCGATGCGCATCCACCGGCAGCGGACACGAAGGGCGTGCTGTGGTGGCTGGGCGCAGAGACGGGCGGGGCGCCGACCTCCTACGCAAAAACGGATAGCCATATCTACGGCGGCTTTGGCGTCGGC